AAAATTCAGTAAATACTAATCTATTAATTATGGATGAGGTATTTGACAGTTCTCTTGATGGTATGGGAACAGATGAGTTCCTTAAGATTATTCGTTTTGTAATTAAGGATGCGAATATCTTTGTTATATCACATAAAACCGAATTGTATGATAAGTTTGAAAGTGTTATCAAATTTGAGAAGGTAAAGGGTTTTAGTAGGATGATTGAATCGTAAGATTATAAATATCTAAAAACTGTTTGATACCAATGGCCTGGCATATTAAGAAAACTAGCAATGTTAATGGAGAGACTGTATACTATAAGGGTGGAAACGCTTGGACTGTAACATTCGCTGATAGAGTAACCTATACTTCTCAAGCAAAAGCAAAGGAAGATACACCATTTTCATTTGCCAAGAAAACTAATGGTAATGTTTGGGATACTCTAGCAGTGAATGAAGCAGCATAATGAAAAATGAACACCCCAAATTGGCAACATCATTCTAAGAAGGAGCGAAAGCGAACTCTTAAACCGCAAGCACTACGTCAAGCAAGAGCAAGGCGTGGACAGTTGATAAAGTGTCTACAGAACCGCCCAAAGAGGCGGTTTTCTAGTATGATAGGTACATCAAGAGAAATGAACGATGCCTGTTTGCCACGAAATTAAATCACAACTTGCTAAATTACTTGCCACAGAAGATTTGGTAGTAGAGCACAAGAAAGTTGAAACTGCTGAGTTTAATGTTCAAACTCGTGTATTAACACTTCCTGTATGGGAAAAGGCAAGTAATGGTGTATATGATTCATTAGTTGCTCATGAAGTTGGACACGCTCTTTATACACCTGATGTAGATTGGACTGAAACTCATAATATTCCTCATGCATTTGTTAATATTGTTGAGGATGCAAGAATTGAGAAGTTAATGAAACGTAGATATGCTGGATTATCAAAAACTTTTTATTATGGATATCAAGAGTTAAATGATAATGATTTCTTTGAAATTAATGGTGTAGATATTGATGAAATGAATTTGGCAGATCGTATTAATCTATACTTTAAGATTGGTAATTATGTTGATATTAATTTTACATTGATTGAATCTAAGTTTGTTAAAAAGATTGAAGATTGTGAAACCTTCAATGAAACACTTGATATTGCAGAAGAGATATACAAGTATTGTAAAGATGAATTAGAAGATACAAAACAACAATTAAATGCTTCTATTGATATTAATGAGGAAGATCAAGATGGAGAATCTTTTGATAGTGGTATAAATGATGATTCTAATGATCAAGATTCTGAAGATGGTGAAGTAGATATTGATCATCAACCAACCGTAAGTGGTGATGGTCCTGTATTAGAAGATTTTGAAAAAGAATATGATAATAATGTTGGTGGTGAAACTTGTGAGGAGGAACCAGAAGTTTCAACTCTAAAATCACTGGAAGAATCATTAAAAAAATTGGTAGGTAATAATGCTCCAAGTTCTTATATAGAATTACCAAAAGTTGATTTAGATAAAGTTATTGTTCCAAATTCTTCAATTTATAAGATTATAGATCAAACTTGGGAAGATAATATAGATTATGCTAAAAAAATGTATAGTGATTCGCCTTTATTCAATGAGGATATATTTGAGACTGTTGATAATATGTTTAATAAGTTTAAAAAATCAGCACAAAAAGAAGTTAATTATCTTGTAAAAGAATTTGAGTGTAAGAAAGCAGCAGATAGTTATGCTCGTGCCACTACTTCTAGAACAGGTGTTTTAGATTGTTCCAAACTTCATACTTACAAATATAGTGAAGATATATTTAAGAAAGTAACTACACTTGCAGATGGTAAGAACCACGGATTAGTTTTTATTCTTGATTGGTCTGGATCTATGCATAATGTTATGTTAGATACTCTTAAGCAACTTTATAATCTTCTTTGGTTTTGTAAAAAAGTTCAAATACCGTTTGATGTTTATGCATTTACTTCAGAGTTTCCATATGGTGAAATGGATGAAAATGGTGTAAGATTACCTGCTTGCGAAGAAGTTGATGGTCAAATCCATATTCCACATTGGTTTTCTCTTATGCATCTATTCACTGGTGATATGAAAGGTAATGAATTGGAAAAGCAAATGAAAGATATATTCAGAGTAGTATGTTGTATGGATCAAAATACATTTACTTGTTATGGTCCTCCTAGTTGTATGAGATATTCTGGAACACCTTTGAATGAAACTTTAATTTGTTTACATCAAATTCTTCCTAAATTTAAAAAAGAAAAAGGATTACAAAAAGTTCAATGTATTATACTTACTGATGGTGAAGCACAACCTTTGAAAGTTTATAAAAAAGTACAACGTCCTTGGGAAGATGAACCATTTTTAGGAACCGTACATTGTAATCATAATTCTTTTTTACGTGATAGAAAAACAGGTCATACTTATAGTTTAGATGTTGAATGGTATGGAACAACTGATGTGTTACTTAAAAATTTAAAACATAATTTTTCTGATGTTAATTTTATTGGAATTAGATTGCTACCAAATCGTGATAGTGGATCTTTTATTCGTAGATATTGTGGATATAATGGAAGTCTTCTTGAGAAAACTATATCTTCTTGGAGGAAGAATAAATCATTCACAATTAAAACTTCAGGATATGATAGTTATTTTGGATTATCTGCAACTGCATTATCAAATGATGATCAGTTTCAAGTTCAAACTGATGCTACAAAGGCACAGATTAAACGTGCTTTTGTAAAGAGTCTTAAAGGTAAAAAAATGAATAAAAAGATATTGGGTGAATTTATAGAATTAGTGGCATAATAAATAAAGGTACATTTACCGCTATTGTAATGCCTAGATTAACGCCTAAAGAAGCTCAGGGTTTGATGAATGCCTATGCTAAAGTATATGCTCCTAAAGAGGAGGAGGCATCAACTGATACAGAAAGTTCTAAAGAAGAACCTACAGAAGTTAAATCTGAAAAATCAGAAGAATAAATAAGAGAAAGAGTTACAAGTAGAAAAATGAGTCATTTTGGAGATTTACTAGCAGGGAAGGGTGATGGTTCTCCAACTGTTTCAACACCAGAACCAGTTGCACCTGTAGTTACTGCACCAGAACCAGTAGTACCTCCTGTTACACCCAATGAAACTATTCCACCAGTTCCACCAGTTCCACCTGTAGTAGAAGATATACCATCTGATTTAACGTGGCTTTCAAAAGATAAATTAGAAGAATTAGGTAGAACGCATGGTATTGAGTTAGATAGAAGATTATCTCAACCAAAGTTGGTACAACAACTTCAAGATCATATTGCTAATAAAACTTCTTAGTGCCAATTAAAAAACTGTCACAAAGGGGGACATAACCCCCCTTTTTTTGTCTATAATATGATTAATGAAACAAACAAATTATGGCTTTTGAACTTAAGATGACTGAACAGCAAGCGATAGATGGATTGAAGAGTACGTACGGTACAGAATTAACTGCTGCTGATGTTCGTGCTTTTTGTGCTATGAATGATATTGCTTATGCAACTGTAACTAAAAAAATTCAAAAATATAAAATTGCAAAGGGTAAGTGGAATCTTGAAGTTACCACAAAAGCAGTAGAGAATATTGAAAAATCTTTTTCTGCCCCTGCAGTACAACCAGCATTTCAACAAAATCTTATTCCAGATAAGGATAATACATTCGTTAAATTTGGTTCATTTACAGATGTTAAAAAAATTATACAAAGCCGTATTTTTTATCCTACTTTTATTACTGGTCTTTCTGGCAATGGCAAGACACTTTCAGTAGAGCAAGCGTGTGCTCAGTTGGGTAGAGAACTTATTCGTGTAAACATTACAATAGAAACAGATGAGGATGATCTTATTGGCGGTTTCCGTCTTGTTAATGGTGAAACCGTCTGGCACAATGGCCCAGTCGTGGAAGCTCTTGAGCGAGGAGCAGTCTTGCTCCTTGACGAAATCGACCTTGCCTCTAACAAGATTCTCTGCCTTCAGAGCATCCTTGAGGGAAATGGAGTTTTCCTTAAGAAAATTGGAAGAGTCGTTAAACCAGCAAGAGGATTCAACGTCATCGCCACCGCAAATACTAAGGGTAAAGGTTCAGACGATGGAAGATTCATTGGAACTAACGTGCTCAATGAAGCCTTCCTCGAAAGATTCCCAGTTACCTTTGAGCAAGACTATCCCTCACCAGCAATAGAGTCTAAGATTCTAGGAAGAGTTGCTTCTACTCTTGGTGTTACTGACACTGAGTTCTGTAAGAGATTGGTTGATTGGGGTGACATTATCCGTAAGACATTTTATGATGGTGGTATTGAAGAGATCATCAGCACTCGTAGATTAGTTCACATAGTTCGTGCTTACTCTATCTTTAATGATAAGATGAAAGCAATTCAAGTTTGTGTAAACAGATTTGATGATGAGACAAAGCAAGCATTCCTTGAACTATATGATAAAGTAGATGCTGATGTAGATCTTGACAAATTGGAGGATAAGAGTTATGATTAATTCCTGGAGTTTACTTTACGATGAACTGAATGGTACTATGGACAAAACATACCCAATTAAGAATACTGAATTGAATGATGATAAGATAGAAATTAATACAGGCACTGGGAACACTATTTTTAATGTTCCTGAAGATGTTGAGATTGATGAGGACATACCCGAAGTAGTGACTGTTGGATCGGGTGTTAAGGGTGGAACAGATGAAGATGTCCTTAATATAACAGGTGGTGATACTCTCAATTTTGATGATTATCCATCTGCATTTACGGCATTTGCTGATAATGATGATTCAATTGCTCATCATATTGATTTGGGAATAGGATCCACAGATTATGCTGATACTCTTAATCTAGATTTTTCTTCTTGTTATGGTGATGATGTAATTACCTTTGGTGATACACCAACACCTGGTATAGAATCAAATAATCCTAGAAAATACAAAGAAGATGAGTCCATCAAAGCTCTTCAGGATTATATCTCCACAACATATGGTGGACACTATACTTCCAAAGAGAACAACGTCCAGACACTTGACCTTATAGAATCCGTAGGAGATGCAGAATCATTCTGTCGTTCTAATGCAATCAAGTATCTCAGTCGCTACGATAAGAAAGGACAAGCAAAACGTGATATACTAAAAGCACTACACTATACACTCCTACTTTATCACTTCAGTGGGCAATTAAATGAAACTACGACCCGTGGCTATGAAACTTTCTGAAAAAACTCTTTCTCTTCTTAAAAACTTTTCAACTATTAATCAGTCAATTCTTTTTAAGCAAGGAACCAAACTTCGCACAATTAGTGTGATGAAGAATATTCTTGCGGAAGCAACTATCAATGAGGAGTTACCTAAAGATTTTGGTATCTATGATTTAGGGCAATTTTTAAATGGATTAAGTCTTCATAACAATCCTGATCTTGATTTTCAAGAGGATAATTATGTGGTAATTAAGGAAGGAAGATCTAGATCTAAGTATTTCTTTGCTGATCCGCAGGTTATTGTAACTCCACCAGATAAGACATTCACTCTTCCTAGTGAGGATGTGACTTTTGATTTAAGTACAGATCAATTGGATAAGTTGCTTAAAGCAGCAGCAATCTATCAACTTCCAGATCTAGCTGTAGTAGGTGGTAATGGGGTGGTAAAAATTGTTGTTCGTGATAAGAAAAATGATACATCAAATGATTTTGCAATTACAGTAGGGGAAACTGATAAACAATTCTCATTCAACTTTAAGGTTGAGAATATTAAAATTCTTCCTGGTAATTATGAGGTTGTTGTATCATCAAAACTTCTATCTAGGTTTAGCAGTAAAAATCAAGATCTAACTTATTTTATTGCACTAGAACCAGATTCTACATTTGAATAATGCGTGATGAATTTTTGTGGGTTGAAAAATACAGACCCAAAACTATTGAAGAATGTATCCTACCAGAGCAAACCAAGAAGACCTTTCTTGATTTCCTAGATAAAGGTGAAGTACCTAATCTACTTCTTGCTGGTCCTGCAGGATGCGGTAAGACTACAGTAGCAAAGGCACTCTGTAATCAGTTGGGGGTTGATGTCTATGTCATTAATGGCTCGGATGAAGGCAGGTTTCTTGACACTGTTAGGAATAACGCCAAGAACTTCGCATCTACCGTCTCTCTTAGCAGCGAGTCGAAACATAAAGTCATCATCATCGATGAAGCAGACAATACCACTCCCGACGTACAACTCCTCCTTAGAGCGTCTATTGAGGAGTTCTCCAGAAACTGTAGATTCATTTTCACTTGCAACTACAAAAATAAAATCATTGAACCCCTGCATTCGAGATGTGCTGTGGTGGAGTTTGGTATTCAGGGCAAGTATAAACAAGAGATTGCAGCAAAATTCTTCGGAAGATTAGTAGATATTTTAAAGCAAGAACATATTGAAGCAGATAAGAAAGTCCTAGCAGAACTCATTAATAAGCATTTTCCCGATTGGCGTAGGGTTCTTAATGAGTGTCAGAGATACTCTGTTGGTGGTAGAATAGATAGTGGTATACTTGCACATTTCAGTGA